TTTAGTAATGTTTGTTTACGCTTTTCGACATGATCCCTCTAATGCAACCAGAAGATTCTTCGACCACGTCAAACTATCCCTTTATGGAGATGACGTTGGTGGAGGAGTATCTGACGAAGTTAAAGATAATTATAATTGTATATACTTGTCTAATTTTGCTCGAGATCACTATGGAATGAGGTTTACGGCTGGCGATAAATCTGATCACACTAGACCATTTATTGACGATGAAGAGGTTACTTTTCTCAAGAGATCCTTCAAGTATCATGACACGTTGGGTAGGATAGTCGCTCCTTTATCGCTAGATTCTATAGTTAAATCTCTTACTTGGAAAATACCATCCCCTCATGTTACTATGTTAGAGCAAATGACTAGTAACTTGTGTTCGAATTTGAGGGAGTTATATTTTCATAGCGATAGGAACAAGTTTGATACTATACGGGAGTTTTTTGTCGGTAAGGTTAAAGAGTATTACTCTTATGATATTTCAGAAAAGCTGCCAACTTTTGATAATTTGACTGAAGATTTGTTTGTATGTCCACCCGTCCTAGATAAGGATGAGAAATCGATCTATGTGGAGGGAGAGGTCGCTATCAATTCGATCCCGGACGACTCATCCTCGATCCGTTGCGAAGATAGTAAAGTTTATGATACCACCCCCACATGTGATAAATCGAACGGTGGGGATCCCGGGTTAAAGGGAGATAGATTTGCTGACAAATTTGATAATTATTTTGAGTCTGAGTCCAAAGATTTTTTCAAGCATAATCAAGAGTTAATACACCAGAAGATGGTGGAGCTTAAGGAAGCTGAAAATGTACTATCGCTAACGCCTAATCCTATTGGCATGCGTGATATTACTTCAGCTCGCCAGCTCTCAGCATACTCTATGGATAACTTATTCCGAAAGCAAGTAGATGCTTACTTAGTTGCTTACGGGCGCGTTGAATCAATCAAAGAAGATATAAAGATTTTAGAGAGATCGATGATCCGATCCGTTACTTTCCTATCAGAAGCGGATAGTGTCGGAGCTGCAGAAGTAGGAACAGTCGATAGCAAAGTTGAGCATGAGAATGTCCGAGATATAGTTGGGGAACCAATGGATATTAGCAGTACCGCCATTTCTTTTAATGATGGGACACTCAAAGCAACCCCATTATCTCAAGATAAATTTCAGGAGAGACCGATACTTATAGCGGATTTTACTCTCCCCCTTGATGGTACGAATTTTACTGGATATTATTACCTTTATGATTTAATAACTAAAGATACTGCTGTGCGTACTAAACTTAAGTACTATGCGTATCTTAGGGCAGATATAGAAGTCCAAATCAATGTATCAGGTACTCCTTTTGATTTTGGACGTCTTATGATCTCGTGGGTGCCCCTATATCAACTTAATGAAGTTTTTTAAAGGTACTCCACTGGGATCTTTCCGAAGAATTTTGTTAAATGGCTTACCCAAGTCCCCGGCACCAAAATTATTAACCCTAATCAGAATCAACCATTGAGTATGCATATACCG